AAGGTGGAAACCGGAAGTTTATGCGGAGACAGTTGTTCAGACGAAATTAGCGCAGACTCAACGAGAGTCAGCCGTCAATGACGCGCTTGGTCGCAACGCACTATACGGAGTGATTTCGAGTCACGGAGCGAAAGATGCCTGTCGGAATTGGGAAGGCAAAATCGTGAAATTGACGCCTGATGCTCCGGGTGATTATCCGTATTACGGCAGTTTACCGAATCGCGAAATCTTCCATCCACGCTGCAAACACGTAATTTCACCGGTAAGACGACCGGAAAGAGTGAGGTGATAGCCTAAATGGCGTTAGAAAATAAATTTAGTTTAACCGTAAACTTAAAATCGAAACGCTACGGCGGAGTGGTGCCGAGCGTAACGGCTAACGATAACACCGTATTCGAAATTAAAGTATACGATGACCAAGCGGTATTTCCGTTGTTAGAAACGTACCAATATACGCTAGTAACGTACAAGAAAAATAAAACTTCAGTGATTCGCGAGGGCACTTACGATGCGGTGACGGGATTGATTCGCTTTGTGCTCGGAAGTAGCGAGACGACGGCGCCAGGCAAAGTAGAGGCGACCGTACAGATTTATGACGAAGTGAATAAGCGCGTTTCGTCTGCGCCTCTTTCGTATAACGTGGTCATCGATCCGAGTGCTGTCGGAGGGCCACCGGAGGATAATACGGCGTTAGCGTTTCCGACTTTGGCATCGCAATTGGCGGATAATACGCACCAAAATGTAACCACCGTATTTAATTCTAATGGAAGCATATCTGAGACATTTGCGAGCGGATTAACCAAAACAACCACTTTCAACTCCAACGGAACTATAACGGAGGTTTACTCTGCACCAATAAACAAAACAAAAACCATTACATTTAATTCAGACGGTAGCATTTCAGAGGTGGTGATATAAATGAGTTCAATTGTCTATAAAAAACTTACGGATATAGAAAACCTTCACGAAAACCCGTTTAATACAAAACAAGGTCAACTGGTTGTCTCTAATTCAGAAAATTTCTGGACTCGATTGGCAAGAGAAGGTAGGACTAAAGGTAACAATACGCAAGGGAATAGCGTGGGAGCAGGTGCTATTTATTGGGGCTCAACTATTAGCCCTGCATTGGGGCACAGGTTATACCCTAAAAGAGCAACCGTATCTTCTGATGTGGATGCTATGTTAATGGTGCAAATAAATACAAATATAGCAGATATGGGTTCATTTTATCATGTTATTTTTGCCAAAGCTGGCACACCGTTAATTATAGATTTTGATGGAGAAATATGGTGTGAAGAAGGCGGTTCCTTCTCTGTTGGAGCACAATGTTTTACAGCAGGTAAACTTTACGCTTCAACATTAGCAGTGGAGGTGGTTCCGGGTGCGTAAAGGTGGATTATACGTATCAATTGGAGATAGTACAACTTGGGACATTCCGAGTCAAGCAGGTGCAAAAGGATCTGATTTATACACGTTTCGTATTTGGGACGCCATCAACAAAAGCTACTCGCCTATCCGATATATTAACAAGGGGTTAGGCGGCAATACCTCAAGTGAAACAGCACAAAATTTACGTTGGGTTTCAATCTTAAATCCTGATCTCGTGACTATTGGATTAGGGATGAATGATGCTGCTGGTGCAACGGTTTCCACTACAACTTATAAAGCAAATCTTAATCTAATTATAGATACTCTTCGACTAAGAAATCCGAATGTGGTAATCATTCTATGTACTCCTAACAGAAGCAGTGACGCAACACGTTCAACTCTTGCGGATTATAGAACAGCAATGGCAGAAGTGGCTACTTCCAAAAATGTAGGGATTGTGCGTTTTGAAGATGGTTGGACGGATGCTCAAATTGCAGCTAATACAACAGATGGGATTCATCCAAATAGTACAGCACATGGATTATTATTTAACTTAGCTTGGACAGTTGTTCAAAGTCAGGCTTCAACTTGGCTAAATGGGTTAGGTAAATAATTTAGTTACACAACAACAGGCATCGCAATTCTGCGGTGTCTTTTTCTATGTCCGAACGTTCACGACGTAAAACTGCAACGGCTGATTAAACGATAGCCGACGGGCTCAAAACGGTGGAGGTACGAAATGAGTGAAGTAACTAACGCAAGTAACGAAGTCGAATTAGTGAACGAAAACCCAACGGCTGAGGAGTCGGTTAATAAACCTGATAAAACGTTCACGCAGGAAGAACTCGATAAAATCGTCGCAGACCGAATCGCACGCGAGCGCAAGAAAGTCGAAAAGTTCGCTGATTACGATGAGTTGAAGACGAAGGCATCCGAGTACGAAAAGGCTCTCGAAGAAAAGCGCCTTGCCGAATTATCAGCGCAAGAACGCGCGGAAGAGTTAGCGAAAAAGTTCGAAGCCGAGCGCAACGAATACGCAAAACAACTCGAAACATTAAAGGCGCAAGCCGAACGCGAAAAGATTCACAACGCATTTATTAAGGCGGCACCAAGCGTAAACATTCCGTCAGACAGAATCGATGCAGCGTTAAAATTAGCCGACTTATCGGCCGTGACAGTTGGCGAAAACGGCATTGAAGGGCTCGAGGCGGTAATGAGTGCGCTTGTTGAACAATACGGCTTTTTAGCCGAAACAAAGAAGCCGCAGAAGCCAATCGGTGATGCAACGAATTCACCGAAAGATACAGCGGATAAGACTAGCGAGCAGATGTTGCGTGAGGCGGCCGAGAAGGCTCGTCGAGACGGAACCATCGAATCAAAAATCGCATACGCGGCACTTAAAGCACAACTAAGCAAGTAAAATGTGCGCTAAAAGTTGTTGTATAACGTATAATTAATTGAGGGATAGAAACGGATTAGCTACCCGTTTTGACAAGCCGTGTCCCTAACGGTTTCCCTCGATATAACACAGGGAAAACAACGCAAAGGGAGTTGTCGTAGCGGTGAGAAAGCTTACGTTAGAGGACGTTCAAAAACTGTTCGAAGATAAAGGTTTTCAACTTCTTGATGATGTGTATAAAGGAACCAAGAGTAAATTAAAGTACAAATGTGCATGTGGAAATATATCGTACACTACTGTTGATAACGTAAAAAGAGGCAGAAAATGTGCTGATTGCGGATTTAGACAACAGATTGAGAAGCAAAAACTAGATTCGAATATTGTCCAAAAATACGTATCCGATCATGGTTGCGAAATAACAACTTCTTATGTAAACTATCATTCAAAAATGGGCTTCATTTGTACATGTGGTAACGAATTCAACACGTCATTCGCGCATTTTAAACGAGGAGGTAGGTGTTCAGATTGCGCAATAAAACGCTCTTCTGACGCCAAAAGACTCGACCCTAATTACGTCAAAGAACAGTTCGAAAATGAAGGATTCCGACTTATTGACGAATTTACTGAAAGTAAAGTAAAAATGCGATGTACTTGCCCGAGAGGTCACGAATTATTAGTGGATTGGGAACACTTTAAAAGTGGTACTAGATGTCTTAAATGTCACATAGAGGACAACAAAGGAGAAAACCACCCGAATTGGAATCCTGAATTGACGCAGGAGGACAGAGAGAACAAGCGGCGCATAGATGGTATCAATGAGTGGCGAATGTCTGTGTTTTCTCGAGATAATTTCACTTGTCGGAAGTGTAAATGTCGGGGAGGAAAGTTACACGCTCACCACATTAGAAACTACGCAAATAACAAAGATTTGAGAATCGTAGTTAGTAATGGCGTGACATTATGTGAGGATTGCCATCGTGGTTTTCACGCTCAGTACGGGCATAAAAATACAAACGAAGAACAATTAAAGGAATATTTAAGTTAGGGACAAAAGACGCCAAATCGGTGTCTTTTTTAATTTAAAAATTTAAATATCAGGGGGAAACAAAATAATGGTTAAAATTTACAACGCTGACTTAGTTGGCAAAAAACAATCCGTAGTAGATGAGATTCTTTTATTGAATCCGCACCAGACACCACTTTTAAACCTTTTAGGATTTGCTGATGCAGTAACGCAAACTTCTCACCAATGGTTCGAAGATGAAATGGTCAACGACGAGACAAAAGTTAACGGTGCTAAACTTTCAACCGATACTTCTATCGTTGTTGTGGATGGTTCTATCTTCCGTGCTAATGACGTAATCAAAATCGGCGACGAGTTATTAAAAGTTACTGCGGTTGCTACTAACACTCTAACTGTCGTGAGGGGATATGCAGGTACTACGGCCCAGGCTGTCGCTGACCAAGCGAAAGTTGAATTCCAATTCTCCGAAGGCGTTGAAGGTGCTGACGCTCGTGCAGCTCGTTACAAAGCACGCGCTCAAAAGTCTAACAAGACTCAAATCTTCGACGACACTGTACAACTTTCCGGTACTGCTCAAGCGGTTACTCAATACGGAATTAGCGATCTTTACGAGTACGAAAAGCAAAAGAAGCAATTAGAGCTTGCGCTTCAATTAGAAAAAGCGCTTATCAACGGTGTAGCTTACGAAAACGGTAACGTTCG